TTCTTGTCATTTTCAACAGTTATTTTTTGTGCCTCATAGTTTGCATTCTCATGTCTGGTATCTGAGTTACAATGCCAGAAGTCGCCGTGTACTTCTATATAGGTGTCTGTTTTTGGCAGCCAAAAGTCATAAACAAACCCTTTGAGCGGTTCTTGATGACAGTACTCAATATTAAGCGTGTTAAGAATTTCTCTGAATTCATTTTCAAGTTCTGATATTGGCTCAAACTCGCTTGAAGCCATGTATTCGATGCGCCGCTCTTTCTGTTCTTCTCGGTGCTTCGGATCACTCCAGTATTCTTTCCAATGCTGAGTCAACTTTTCAATTGTCTCTTCACTGAGCTCTCGGCCTTCCAAAGCTTCAGATATTTTTTCTGCTCGCTCCGGACAATTTTCTTTTAAGTTTTTCTCATGAAGCTTTTGAAGCCCCTCATTATCCGGATTTTCTTCAAGGCTCATTCCTTTGTTCCAGGGTTCACGCTCGCCTTCTTCAAATTGCTTTCTTCGAGTCTCGGCTGACTTTTTCAATCCTTCTTTCGTCCAAAATCCGCCTTCTTGATCACGAGCGTAATGTCCTTGTTTATAATCAGCGAATCCGTATCCTTTCTCAGAACCTTTTTGGAGATTCACTTTCTCGCCGCAACCGCACTGGCAAGTCGGCCACTCCTCATCCAGATGGTAATCAGCGTATATTCTCCCCGGTTCTTTGTCATGAACCCGTGAAGCGTGTTTGGCAACAGATTTATATTCTTTGAACCTATCATCGCAATAAGGACATTCGCAAGGGTTGTTTTCTTCGTAACGCTTCCGCTTTTCTTCTTTGTGAGATTGCCCTTCGTGAATGCGCATTCCATGCTTGGTGTCGAAGGTTCGATCGCAAAAATCACATTCGAACATTTCGAACTATAACTTTTGTTGGTGAAAATAAATAAGTATCGCCTTCACCAATAAGTATAGCTCAGTTTGATAACTTTGTCGCCCTTACATACGACTTTGCTCTAAGTTCAAGTTCTTCGTTTTTGCTTTAGTTAATCTCTCTAAGTTGTTGAGAAACAACAAGATATTAGTACTGCTGTACGGGGTAGTCGTAAGTCAGCGTAAGTTCGATGGTTTGCTCTGCGTCGTCATCCCAAGCCACGTCTCCGAAGGTCACGTTCGAGATGAATGCGCCCTTCAAGGTCCACTCCTCAACGAAAGCGCCCGTCGGGTCAAGAGTGTTGTAGGTCACGTCCTTTTTATAAAGGTCTGCGTAAGAATCTCTCCCGGTCACCGCCTCGTGGTGAAGCCGGACCCACTCCATCACGATCTGAGAGCCGGACGGAGAAATTGGGTCATACAGGGTAAGCGTGACGTCAGAATACTCCTGAATCTTTCCTTTCAATCGGCGATTGACGTTGATATGCGGAAGCGTGAGCGTGTTGAAGTCGTACTCGGGCCGAGAAGCCTCGCGAATCAGGTACGTCGGGATGCCTTCGATGAAGAAAACGTACTGGTTCGACCTTTTAGGTTCAAATTCTGTATAAAACAATTCATTTTCTGGCAATACAGCCACGACATTTGTATTTATTCTTGAGTGAAAATATAACTATTCTTCAATATTGAGCTGAAACAAATATTGAAATAACCAGTTTTCCTATTGGATATTTTGTTGAACAAATTTTATTCTGCTTTCAATGTTAACTATAACCGAAGTTGAAAATATCATAAACAGCAATTACCACAACCAGCGCCCGATTCGCGAAGAGTGCGAAGAGACATACAAAGCCATCCAAGAAGTAAAGGGTAGGTCCTTCAATGAAAAGCTCCATGTATTTTTGTACAGCGAACCCGAATGCGCAAACGGCGGATGTGATAACCGGCCTTCGTTCAAGCAAACATTTACAGAAGGGTTTGGGAAGTATTGCTCAGACCAATGCCGGGGAGAAGACCATAAAAAAGAAAAAGAAACAAAAGAATACGAAGAAATTTCAGACAAAGATGAGCTTCGTGAAGTAGTCGAGGAAAACCGATACTACAAGAAAACGATTCGAAAGCGAGATAAACCCCTTTATGAAACTATCAGTAGTATAAAAGGCGAAAGTTTCGGCGAAAAGCTTTCCGTGTATCTGAACGATGGAAAGCTTGAATGTAAATGCCCAGATTGCGAAAACCGTCCAAACTTTGTTTCACGAAAACAAGGGTTCGGTGAGTTTTGTTCATATGAATGCAGATCTCAATGGAAATCGTTGGACGCGAAAATAACCCGTGAATGCAAAAATTGCGGCAAAGAGTTCACATTCAACCGAAACAAAGATAAAGAGTTTTGTTCATATGAATGCAGCAACAACTATAAAGAGCTAGTTCAAAAACGCGTTAAAGAATCAAAGAAAACACAAAAAGAAAGATACGGAGGAGTTGGAACAGCTTCGGGTGAGCTTCTACAGAAAAAAAGAAATACTCAAGAAGAAAAATATGGAAACCGAAATTACACAAACAGAGAAAAGTTTCTGAACACAATGGAAACGAGGTATGAAAAAACCATTTTTGACACTTCAAGTAAGCGGCTCAAAAATTTCTTCAACAATACTCTTACTCCAAGACTTGAAAGTGAAGCGGACATCAAGATATTGATTAATGCAGACGAGTATGTTGGGCTCCAAGAAAAATATCCATTGAAATGTCAGAAGTGTAATCACAAATTCGAAGCAAACGTCCGGTCTCAGCCGCTTCCCTCTTGTCCGAAGTGCTCTCCATTGTCGAAACCAGAGCAAGAGATATTTGAGTTTGTCGATCGCATCACACCAGAAAATGTAATTCGCCATGACCGGAATTTGTTAGATGGGAAAGAGCTTGATATTTGGATTCCGTCTTTGAATGTCGCAATTGAGTATGACGGCATCTTTTGGCACTCCGAACTCAACGGAAACAAAGATAAAAACTATCACTTGAGAAAAACAGAGCAGTGTGAAAACCAGGACGTTCAACTCATCCACCTGTTCTCCCATGAATGGCATCAGAAGAAAGAAGTTGCCAAATCGGCACTTCAACACAAACTCGGAAAAACTGAAAGTCGAGTGTATGCCAGAGATTGTGAAGTCCGAGAAATCGAAACGCCAAAGAAAACTTCTTTTCTTGAGAAGAATCATCTCCAAGGCGCTGGCAAAAGCTCTATAAAAATGGGACTGACTTACAGAGATGAAATAAAGGCGGTGATGACATTTTCGAAACCGAAAGCAAGCCATGGAGCGAATTCGGGCACAGAGCTTGTCCGCTACGCAAGCGACGGAAGTGTGGTGGGCGGCGCCTCAAGACTCTTGACTAACTTTATTCGCAGGTATAACCCGGATGAAATCTTTACGTATGCTGACCGGCGTTGGTCAAGTAAAGGGAAGTCGATGTACCCAAAAATCGGATTTGAACCAGCAGGGACGTCAAAGCCCGGCTACCACTACTTTCGCCCTGAAGCCCCGAACACGCTTTACCACAGGTTTGGATTCCGGAAATCTCAACTTGAAGACAAGCTTGAATACTTCAACCCGGAGATGACGGAGTGGGAGAACATGGTTTTGAATGGGTTCGATCGGATTTGGGATTGTGGTCATTTGAAATTCGAGATGGCGCTTTGACTTAAGCTTGTTTTCGCCCGGCACAATAAAAAAAGAGCACCCGGCCGAAGAAGCCAGATGCTCTTTTTGAGCTTTTTTGAATGGCGGAATGCGAGTATTCTCCACCACTTGCTCTTGCTACTCTCTCAGCACTTCCACCTCGCTGGGACCGTATTGATACTCATCTTCAGTTCTCGTTATGTACACCGGGTCTGGGTCGTCGTAAGGAAGCCCGTTTTCGGTGTTCATGTTTTTGGCTTTGACCGCTTTTTCAGTCTTTCCAGCGTGCTTTCCAACGAGGATTTTAATTTCGACTTTGTTGTGATAGCTCATTGCTTTCGGTGGTTATTTCATAAATGATAAGCCACCGATAAATAGACAGTCGAATCTTTCTATTTTGTAAAGATTGAAAGTAGATGAGCTTCTTTACCCGATGAGTTTTTTTCTACTTGATTGAAAATGCCTCCGTCGTTGCCGATTCGCCACACTGTAAGCGGAAGTGATGCGTTCTCGAAGCACTCCACTCGTCGCCGAGATGGCGAAAGAAATTGGCGCAAGAAGAAAATGAGTGATGAAAAATCCAGCGATGTGTGGGCGGCTTTGCGGTCTTGAAAAGGTGTACGTTTCAAAAGCCATGTATGCCGTCCAAAGCAGGGCGAAAGTAAGGTAAACAGTCATGGGTTTTTTCTTGTTTGTGTTCAACAGATATACGAAAATGCCCCAGCTCAGAAGCCGGGGCACTGGTGGATCCGGCGAGAGTCGAACTCGCGTGTATGTTGTTTTCGTCAATTTCATTGTTTACAGCCATAGGCAATTTCAGAATATCACTCTTACGAAAGAAACTACCAAACGCTTCGCAAGGTGAGTACAAGGCTGATTTAAAGGGCTCGCCTTGCCAACCCGATCTGCCGATAAGTTGACACCTTGGCACTCGACTTGAAAAATTTCAAGTTGATTCGATATCGGCGTCACGGCCAAGATGGCTGAAGGGCTTAATTAAGCCCTCAAGGACCGGGCGGCCGAAACCGCCCAATCGCTTACGCGTGGGCAAGCTCTCGCTCGCCGCCAACGCTTGCGATGTCCTCTGCCGTGAACCCGGCAGCAGCAACGGCTGGATTAGTATCGTTGCCGTCTGTGATTTGCTCGCATTTATTTGAGCAGCGCCCATTAGCAAAGCGCTAAGCTGTGAAATCCACTACGACAACATATCGAAGCCGTATCGGACCCCTAATTTTTCAGTTATAAAAAGAGAGGATTGGACCTTTTGACCACAGGAAGGGGTTTGCCTTTTCTCTCCAAACAATATGTATCAAAGAACAAATTCAAGCCGCCTATCATGTAAGGAGGAATATTTGCTGAGATGGCGGCTCTTTTTAATAACTCACCTACTTTAACTTCATGCAGGCTGCTTTGTTCCTTTCCACCTCAGCTTGTGGCGGACTTTCATCTGGTCTTGATTCAAACCGTTTGCTTCAAGCTTCGGAAAATGTTCGGTAGCTGAGTCATTCCAATTGAAGTTGATGAGTTTTTTCCAAGCCGCCTCGGCCTGATCTCTTTGAGTTCCGCCGTCGTGGAGAGAGAGACCAAAACGGCAGTGAAGCTCTTCGGTCATGCGCCTGTAAAGAGCCGTGCCATATCCATTTCGACGATGAGGCTTTGCGACTCGAATGAACTGGACTCTCGGCTTGTCTACGTGAAACCGGCGGCTGAGCTTGTGCTGACCTCCATACCTTTCTTCGATTTTGTCAGTGTAATAATCAAAGGCAAGCTCTAACTCGCCTTCAGACATTTTTTCTATCTCTTCTGAGGAAAGCCGACCGCCAAACGAATCAAACCGCTTTGAAAGAAGTTCCACGGTTTTCGCCATGTCCTTATGGAGATGTTCTTTCACGTCGACAAGTTCGCCTTGCCCGTTGCGAATTTGCTCTCGGCTGGTGGCTCCACACAAACCTTTGAAATCTGAAATCCAAAGCACAAGACCCCAATCGCCTGTGTAGCGCTCTTCCCACGTTTTTAAGGGGATGTAAGTTACGTTGATGTATCCCACCTCTTCTCCATAAAAGGCGTTACAGCCACTGGTATTGCCCTTCTCAGGCACGTGAAGCTCAAGACGGTGAGTGATGTGCCCGTTGTTGGCGGAAGGTGAGCTTTCAGCTTCTTCGATGAAACGAAAATTCATGGGGCGGCTGGTTCTCTGTGGTACTTCGTGGTGGTAGGATAGTCTTGAATATCTTCACCGCCTTGTGTGTTCCACGAGTCATTCTTGAACTGCTTTCAGAAACGCTTTCTTAACTTCTTCATCCAAGTGCCGCCAAACGTAAAGATATCGGCTCACTTGAAACACAGAGATAATCCAAAGAAATCCGATCGCCGCTCCAATAAGCAAGTGTGAATTCCAAATCCAAGCGCCTGCAAAAACCGCAGGAGGAACGTGGTCCAGCGTTTGCCCAAAGGGACCATGTTTTTTTTTTGTTTTGCCGAATCGCGATTACCGCCGCATACACGCCTGTTCGCCCGGAGCCTTCAAGCAAGACGTATTCTCCGAAGAGAGTAAACGCCCCGTATATCGCTATTACAATCCACGTTACCGTTATAAGGACAGTAGTAATTTTTGGCAAAGCAAAAACTACAGCCGTCCCTAAGATTGAAGACAACAAATTAAAAATTCTGTCGCGAGTAAAAAGCTTTTGACTCATCTGGCTCCGTTCAAGATTGGACGCGTGATGCCAAGGCTGCGCAAGTAATGGTAGCGGGCCTTCCGTTCGGTGAAGTATACGTTTCGGGTGTGTTCCCACTTAATTCCATCCGGGGTTCGATACTGAACCGTGGAGTTTTCCATTCTCTGAAATGTTCCAGTTTCGATGCCTTGTCCGGTGATTACGTATACTCTCATGGGGATTTATTTTGGGTCTATGTTTAAGCTTGTTCCGATAGTTTCTCCTTGAATATTTTTCCAGTTCGTTTGGGTGAGCTTCACCTTCGAAGAGTCTCCTGCGTACTCAAAAAGGTAAGCGTCTTCGGTATACTGGTAATCATTTTTATGAAGATAAACAGCCGCCCGATCGTTTTTCACATGATCATATTCTTCCGGCGGCACGATTTGATTTACAGCCGATGTTGGAACAAAGAAAGAAACAAACAAGATTGCTATTGCCCCAAGTGCCGACAAAAGCACAGTCAAAAAAAGCCTTGAGGGGAGCTTCAAAACGTGATCGGTCCATATATTCTTCATCACCGAAAGCCATATGAAAAATATTCCCGCCAAAAGAACAGAGATAAGGATTTCACCTATCATACTATTTTTGAATTACTTCTTTTTTACTTTCATTGCGAAATATCGCGACGAACCCATCGTGAACTTCAACTTTCCAATGAGCGGTGATGATGTGCCCTTTGACTTCGCTTGCAGGGACCGTAAAATGTTTGGCTTCAACCATTCCTTCGGCCAAACAGTAGTGTTTTGATGCGTTTTCCCGCATGTACCCGGTCTCGTAGGCTACGAAAATCACTCTTTTGGTGGCATATGATTCGACACAACTTTGGTTACAGTCGAACTTCGAACCGATCTTTCATTTTTCAACCGGTCCATCAAATCTTCTGGATTAGAGATGGTTCCGAGCTTCAAGAAGAATTTATCTTTCATATGGCTCTATTCCAGATTTTCGTCTCTTTTTTCCTATAGTGTCTTTATGAACATCATATTTTTCAGCCAGCTCTTTATCTGAAACAGTTCCCATCAGCTCATAACATTTTTCTGGGAGTTCTATTTCTTGTGAAAAAGGATCAATTCCCATTTTTTCACGTTTGCTCTTAATTGTTGGTACAGATACATCATATTCTTGTGATAACTTACAATCTGATGTTTTTCCAAATTGATTTATACAAGAATCCGGAAGATTGACTTTTCTATAAGCCTCAATTCCTCTGTTTACTCTCTCCTTTCTAATAATATTCTCGCTAATTCCAAATTCATCAGCAAGGTCAGTATCATTTCTTTCACCAAGCTGATTAATACATTCTTTTGGAACATTTACATTTTGAAGAGAGGGTATTCCAGCTTCCCTTCTTTTTTTGCAGACAGTAGTTGCAGAAACACCGAACTCGTCAGCCAACTTTTGATCTGAAAAATTGCCCATTTTTTCATAACATTCTTCCGGCAAAGTCTTCTTTTGCGAAAAGGGCTCAATATTTTTATCTCTTCTTCTTCGTCCAATAGTCTGTGGCGAGACATCATATTTGCGAGCCAATTGTTTATCTGAAACTTTGCCTAACTTTTTTATACATTCATCTGAGACACTCACGCTTTGAAAGGAAGGTATTCCTCTATCTAATCTTCTCTTCAAAACAACATCTTCACTTATTTCGAACTCTTTACTAAGTTCTTTGTCTGATTTTTCTCCAAGTTGGTCAATGCATTTTTGAGGAACATCAACTTTGTTTGCAGCATTTATGTTTCGTTCTCTACGTTTTTTTCCAACAAAATTGATTCCGAGATTATATTTTTCTGCTATTTCTTCATCATTAAGATTACCCATTTCTTCAAAACACTTTTCTGATAGGTCATACTTTTGTTTTCTATAAGAATTTATATTAAGACTCCTTCTTCTTTGACTTACAGTTCCCCCCGATACTTCGCACTTTTCACCTATTTTCCAGTCTGGAATTTCTCCCATCATTTTTATCGTTTCTTCAGAAGGTTTCCATCCTCTATTTTTTATTCCCATCTCATATCTTACTTCGTTAGTTAGCTCAGCCCCCAAAAACTCCAAGTAGTCCATCCACCACACCTCAGCTTCGGCTTCATTTTCGGGAGTTTTCTCCAACAAAACGATACCAATATTTTGCTTTCCAATTTTTTCTATCCACTTGTTTTTCGATGTATCTCGACCCCCCCTCTTATGTCTATTCAAGCGTTTTTTTAATGTTCCAATTGTTTTTCCAACATATCTTACTTCACCCGTATTTTTGTTCGTCAAACCGTATATCATTGTAATGCATTAGAAAAAGCCCTGGCCGACGTGTTCAGGCCACGCCAACCAAGGCTTCATAGGAATCTATTATGCGTGAAAGTGGCCTGAACACTTCCACCGTTATATATTACGGATTATCAAAATTTCAGAGGCGAATTTCAAACCTACTCTTCATTTTTTCGATTGTTTTTTCCGGCACATCGTGAATACTTTCTCCTTGATGGCGGTTTTCACATATAATACTATGAACGCGATATCCATATTTTGCAGCAAGGGAAACATATGGAAGAAACTCCCAAACTTGACTTGAAGAATTGGACACCACCACCTTCGGAATCCCTTGGTCTCTCATTGCGGACTCTACTCTGGCTCTACACCAGTCATGGGCATCTCCGAGCTTTGACGGGTCAAAATCGTACCCCGAATCCCCATGCTCATAAAAATAATCATCAGCTTCAAAGACTTTGCCATAACTTCCCGAATGCATTTTAGCAAAATTTGATTTTCCGCTTCCCGGCACCCCACGAACGATAATCAGTTCTTTTGAACCGTCACCCTGGTTTTCCCAGCTTCGAATGTCATTGACAATTGACTCTACGACACCCTCGAAAAACTCAATCGCCTCTTCGTGGCGGTCAAGAGGCTCCAAATGGTCGTCGGAAGCGTGGACGTTTTCACGGTAATCAAGCCCGTGGCGATCGAAAAAAGCGGGCATATCATCAGCTTCCACAAAAAGCTGACCCATAGTCCAAACCCGATCTCCAAGCGCTTGAGCTTCTTTCTTTTTTTCGTGGAGCTTCCGATCGTTCATCCGATCGGAAAATTTTAGATTCATGTGCTCTTTAATGATCCAGCGAACGACTTCTGGCCTTATGTCACTACCAGAAGTCAACGGTTCTTTAATGGAGTCCCAATATACGACAGATTTTTGGGCATGACCGTAGGAGGTAATATAACCCCCGTTCTTTGGAGACTTTCTATCCGTGGTCGGAATCTTGCCCAGATCGTGAAAGGCACCGGTCATCAAAAGCTCAAGCTGCTCGCGACTTCCATTTTCAGTCCACTCTTTAAGTTCGTGACAAACGTATGCTTGGTGAGCGCCAACATTACGCTCAGGGTGAAAATCTGCCCGTTGGGGCAAATCCCACAAATCTTTAAAAGAATTTGCGATTACATCAGAAAGCGCCATAGTTGGTTGTTTATTCAGAAACGATCGTCAATCCGCAGTTGCGAAACCAGATTACTTACACCAGCCGCAACTTCTTTCTCTTACAGAGGGTGGTTCACAATGGGATGATCGTTCATCGTCGCTTCTTGCCACTTCCCCATGTCCGTTGCCGGAATGTAATGGAAGCCCACGTCTTCAGACTCCATCGAATAAACGCTCCGGTCAAATCCGGTGTCTTGGGCGTATTCTGAGTACGCTTCATCTTCGCTGTCAGCGGTGGAAACGTAGTGAAGGTCAGTGCCGATGAAAATTGCGTATCCGTCTGTAGCGGTTGTTGTAGCGGACATAATGTAAGAGAAATTGAGTTTTTTGACTTATAATGGATTTGATTTAACGCCTTGAAACCGATTGATGTTTCTCGGCTGAAAAGACTTCACGAAATGTTTGTCGGCGGCACTCTTCTTTTTCCGTTTGTGAACTCTCCCCACTCCCATTTCGGAAGCGGATCGAACTTCGGTTTTGAATGAGCGAGCCACTCGAAAAAGTCTGGGTCTCCGTCAAGCCCGTTTGCTTTGGGGTACGGGTCCCACTCAAAACCTTCTCGGCTCCAAACCACGCAGTGTTTCGCCCGGTCTGTTCGTGGACTCGGGCCAACCGCAACGAAATACTCTTGATCGACTTTCCACTTTGGGGGAATCGTTTTCCCCATTTTTATTTCAAATCCTTTCATCCGAAAAAAAATTTTCCAGTTTCGCCAATACGTTTTCCAAGGCATCTTCGAAGACCACTTCGGAAGCTTTTCTGGATGAATTTCAAGCACCGAACCCCAAGCAGATCTCATGCAGTCCCCAGGCGTGTCGGAGCCGTCGTCAATGAGGCTGCTCTGTTGAAATTTTTTCATCGAAAAAATGGTGGGTAATATAGCTCCACAGAAAGATTCCTATGATTACGGTGATCAACGACGCCCAAAAAGGCTCAATGACAGCGCCGCAAAGAGCGCCCCACAAACCAGGAATCAAAATACTTTCAGTAAATGAGTCCATGATTTAAGTTCTCAATTCTTCTACTGGCACTCGAACCGCAACGAAGTCTTGAATATTTTCGGGGGTTTGCTCTTTTTCCATGTAAGCCTCAACCTCTTCTGCGGCGACTTCAACGACTTCAGTAAGGTAATACCAAAACATCGCCTTTTCAAGATCTTGGCACGGCGTTTCAATCGGCTCTTTTAAATCGGCATGATGAAAAACCCATCTGTCGTCTTCATTTTTCACTACAACAGGGGCGTGGACGGGAAACTGCGAATACGCTTCCCAAGTCAAATCGTATGCCATTGTGTTTTTTAAGACCTGTGATGTGGGCTTCCCATTTTTGTCGTCGATCCGGAGACTTCGTTAAGGACAGCCTTCGCCCGAAACTCTTCAACGGTTGAAGCTCCCACGTAAGAAAAGCTAGAACGGAGCCCATCTTTCAAGTCAGAAATGATTCGGCGAACCGGACCTCGATACGGCACTGTTCGCGACACTCCCTCGACAAAATCATCAGAATCTTTCACGCCTTGGCTTGCGCTTCCCCGATACTCCTTATAAAGCTCTCGATCAGGCCAACCGTTTTCTTTTGCTTTCACTTTTCCGGGGGTTTCGTCTGTTCCAGCCAAAATGGATCCAACCATAACAGAATCGGCTCCGGCGCTGAGCGCTTTTGCCGCATCTCCCGGCTGCCGGATTCCCCCGTCTGCGATTACAGGAACGTCGTGGAATGCTTCACGCTCTAAAGCCCGGACTGATTCGCGAATTGCCGTGATTTGCCCAACACCCACCCCCGTTTTGAGCCGGGTTGAGCAGACGCTGTTATGAACCACCGTTCCTCCGATATTATACGAGTGATCATCCTTTACCTCAAGATCGTAGACCTCCCCGCTGTACTTCCGCTCTTCGATTGACTTGGTAGAGTCAAGAAGCTTGCCAATCTCAGCCACTCGAACTTGCCAGTGGTCTTCGGTCAGATTTTGAGCTTCAACCCACTCGGCGCGCCGGTGAACGTTTTGATCGGTTACTTCCCCGAGCTCTGACTGGTGAACCACGTAAAATTCGTGATCTGGCGTGCACTCAATTCCATCGATTACCATGAGGCGCCCTTCATGATTTCGCTTTCTTACGTTCAAAACTTCTCTCCACCTTTCACAGTGGGTTCCAACTCGGTCACCGGGTTCAATATCAGAGATTTTCTTTTCTCCGTCTTTCATTCGGACTTTCATATCCGGCGTGAAGCAACCGTTGCCCACGCCCACTCTCACTGCGTCAGCGCCCCACCGGGCAAGCCGGGCGGCTCCTTCTCCAGTCGCCACGTTTCCAGCGATAATATCGAACTCTCGCTCCTCAAAAGAATACAGCTTCTCGTGAAGCGTTTTGATTGCAGATTCGACGTGGTCATGGTCTCCGTGAGCCACATCAATCAAAACCACATCCACTCCAGCAGAAACGTATCGGCGAGCGTTTTTCAAAAAGTTTCCTGTCGCCCCGATTGATGCGCAAACCGGAGCCCGATGGACTGGACCGCTAGCCAACCCGGCAAGATCAGAGACTTGAGATGCCTGAGATTTCGGGTCTTGGAACCTGTGTAAGATTCCGACACAATCGTGACTATCGAGAGCCACCGCCATCTCTTTGCTCATCACCGTATCCATTGGGCTCGCAACAACTGGACACCCGATGTTGTGATTTCGAGTCAGCCGGGTTTCAAGCCGGGTGTTGCTGCGAGACTTGATGGAGCTGTTTTGAGGCTTAATATATACGTCGTCATAACTGATCATATGCTCTCTAAGATTTCATGTGTGTGATAATCAAAAACGCAAAGATGAAGACCAGAAGAGTTGAAACAAAAATCGAAAGAAACGTAGACAAAGCGCCCCCGACTCCTCCCGCCTGCAGAAAGCTTATTGCGCCCGTTGAAGTGAACACAAGAAGAAGCGCAGACACGATCGCCGTGAGCACGTTTCGAAGAATGTTGTCAGTCATTTTCATTTGCAGTTTTTTTACTTTGACTTTTCTTCGATTTCTCCATTTGTGATTGATGGATAAACTTTTCCATTCACGATTCTACTAACTGAAGCACTTGAAATGTCATATTTTTTTGCAATCTTTCTTTGAGACAGATCTTTATTTTCCCACTCTTTCCATACTTTTGTCGCCTTTTCATATCCTATGTCCAAAGGACTTTCATCACTGCGGGTATTTGTATAGTTTTTATTTTTGTGTGATATATTACGAACAATTTTGCTTACTGTTCTCGAAGAAACACCAAACTTTTCGGCTATATCGCTTTGCCTCCACTCTTCTTCATTCCACAATTTTCTTACTTCTTTAACTTCACTTTTTAAAAGTTTAGAGTTGCCATTACTCACTCTTTTATTAGACTCTTTGTTTTTCATAGTTTTACTCATCTTTTTTCTTGTTTCGGGGTCTTTAGCATTATTTTTTTCACCCAACTGTGATTTTCTTATTTTTTCTTTAGTTTTTTCAGAAAATGACCTTCCTTTGCTTGCTTCACCAATTTTTCGCTTAGTTTCTTCGGAAAGTGTTCTTCCTTTCTGAGCTTTACTTATTGCCTCCCTCCATTCTTTGCCCATATTACGAGC